GCAGGAGAAGCTCTTGACCGTGACAACGTAGCTGGCTTTAACTGTAGCTACCTACCTATTGACCACCCTAAAGCGTTTGACGAAATGATGTACGTACTTATGTGCGGTACAGGAGTAGGTTACTCTGTTGAACGACAATACGTAAGCAAGCTACCAGACGTAGCAGAGGAGTTTCATGACACAGATACCGTTATACACGTCGCTGACAGCAAAATTGGATGGGCTAAAGCCTACAGAGAACTTATTAGCTTGCTCTATTCGGGTCAGCTTCCAAAGTGGGACGTCAGTGGAGTACGACCTGCAGGGTCAGCCCTTAAAACCTTCGGAGGTAGAGCGTCTGGTGCGGATCCTCTTGTTGACCTCTTTAAATTTACCACAGAGGTCTTTAGGGAGGCTGCTGGACGTAAACTTTCCTCCATCGAGTGTCACGATATCTGCTGTAAGATTGCACAAATCGTCGTCGTCGGTGGAGTTAGAAGGTCCGCTCTCATCAGTCTCAGTAACCTCACTGACGATAGACTACGACGGTGTAAGTCAGGACAGTGGTGGGTAGATAATCCACAGCGTGGCCTAGCTAACAACAGTGCGTGTTATACAGAGAAGCCAGACTTTGAGGCATTTTTAAATGAGTGGAAAAGTTTATACGAGTCCCGTTCAGGAGAACGAGGTATGTTCTCTAGAGTCGCAAGTCAAAAACAAGCTGCAAAGAACGAGCGACGAGATGCTACCTATGATTTTGGAACTAATCCATGTAGCGAAATCATCCTCAGACCTAACCAATTCTGTAATCTATCAGAAGTTGTTGTCAGGTCGTCCGATAGTTTGTCAGACCTCAAACGAAAAGTACGTGTTGCGGCTATCCTTGGAAGCTTACAGGCTACGTTAACTGACTTCCGTTACCTACGTAAGATATGGAAGAACAACACTGAAGAAGAAGCACTGCTTGGTGTTAGCCTAACGGGTATCATGGATCACCCTACGTTATCAGGAAGGAGGGACAAAGGTGTTCTCAAGACTTGGCTCACAGAGCTTAAAGAAGAAGCTATTAAAACTAACGCAGAGTGGGCTAACAATCTTGGTATCAATGTTTCTACTGCCATTACTGCTGTTAAACCTTCCGGTACTGTTAGTCAGTTGGTTGATTCTGCTAGTGGTATCCACCCTAGATACTCAGATCAGTACATTAGACGAGTTAGAGCAGACGCAAGAGACCCACTCTGTCAAGTCTTAGAATCGGCAGGAGTGCCTGTAGAAGACGACGTAATGTCACCTACTACTAAGGTATTCTCCTTCCCGATAAAGTCGCCTGAAGGAGCTGTAGTGGCCTCTGAGATGGGTGCAATGGAGCAACTTGAGCTATGGGAAATATACCAGGACTTCTGGTGTGAACATAAGCCGTCTATGACCTGTTACTACCGTGACGATGAGTTCCTGGAAGTAGGTCAATGGTTGTACAACAAGTTCGATAAGATAAGCGGAGTTAGTTTCCTCCCTTATTCCGAACATACGTACCAACAAGCGCCTTATGAACCCATAGACTTAGAGACCTATGAGAAGCTGAAGGAGGAATTCCCAGAGACAATCGAGTGGAACATCTCTGAGAACTCCGACATGACGGAAGGGTCTCAACAGTTAGCCTGCACTGGTAATAACTGTGAGTTGTAAACTATAGGGGACTTCGGTCCCCCTTTTTTATTACCTTTCTTCCTGAACCTCTTCTAAGGCTGGACCTGCAGCTGCTCCTCCAAAGTATAGACCACGATAAACTGCGTTGTTTACTGCTTGCCCTATCTTCGCAACAGTTTTTGGATCTAGTACTTTTATTTTTTCTTGTTGTACAGACTCTCTAATAGTTTTTAAAGACTCTGGATTTAACAACAGTTCCATTACCTTAGAGTCCCGCTTTGCTGACACTGAAGATGTACTAATCTTAGAACCAATAATAGCAAGTTTCGTTAGTCCGTTACTGATACGGTCTCTTAAAACAGACTGTAATTGAGAACCGCTTATTCCTACTCTTTCTAAAAGAATGTCCTGATCTTTATAGTCAATAGCAAATTTCATTTTATCAATATCAATTTTATTAATTAGATCGGAGGCTTGAGCTATGGAATCTACGTCTTTTGCGTACGTTGGTCCAAACCATTCAGCAAATGCTCGTTTATTCTCTTTAATAAAATCAATAGTTGATACGTTTGAACCCATTGCTTTTTCTATAAGACCTGCTCTGACAGCTTGTTTAGCCATCTTTGCTGTTTCAGGATCAAAGTTCTTAATGTCTTTAAGATATTTTTGGCTATCTGCAGCAGACCCTAGTATTTCTGAAGTGACTGTACTAATCCCCTTTTTATGGAAAGCCTTGTAAAAACCTTCACCTAATTCTTTAGCTTTAACGTTATACTCACTTTCTAACCTGCCTTTAACAGATGTTAAATTATCAACAAGTTTTCTAGTGTCTAAAAGCTCATCCTGTAAACCAGGAACAGTGTTTATTAAAGTTCTATTTTGAGTAACAAAACCAGCAAGCTTTCTAGGATCTAATAAACCATTAGTATATACACCACCACCTACTAAACCAGCACCTTGCATTTTTATTAAGATAGCGTCCTTAACAACAGGAATTCCAGCGTCGCCAACAAAACTTAAGAACTCTTGAGCTTGCTCAGGTTTAGAAAGATAAGCACCTGTTTGGCTCATGAACTTAGCTGAATCCAATTGATCTATTTCAGCTTTATTTTTAGGTATGCCTAGTTCTTTATAAAACTCTAAATCTATTGCTCTATAAGCCCCTGAAAATTCTTCAGGAAGTTTGGCTATTTCGCCACCCAAGCTTGCTTTAAGATTAGTTAGTACTCTTTTTTGAGTAGAGTCCTTTACCTTTCTAATTGCTTTGTTAAGCTCTCTTTTTAACGAGTCCATTTCAGTTAGTGGTACACTCTTATATTTCTTCTTCATCTTAGGCGGTGTAACACCAGGAATAATTATAGCACTTGGTTCTACCTTCTTTGGAGACCATTTTTTATTAAGTTTTCCTGCAAGATTAGGGAAAGACGCAAAGAGGTCTTCAGAACGTAAACCTTTGTACATTTGATGTACTTTAGCTACGGAAGAAGCAGGAAATACAACACCAGCTGTGTCTGCGTCCTTAAGAACTTTATCGTACTTAGGTCCTAACTTAGCACGAACACCAGCTTCTTTGGCCTTCATTAAGTTATCTGTTCTCGTACCTACGTCTATATAATCAACGGAAGTTCTAACAGAATGAGTAACTTTTTCTAGTTGAGTATCTATAGCATTTATTCTTTTCTTAGCTACACGAATGTCCGTATCATAGTTTGTAGGCAAAGCAGCTTTTAACTTAGCGTCTGCCTGTGGGCCAGCTGTTCCAAACAAAGCCTCTTTTCTAGCATCAATTGCCACCTTAGCGTCGGACAATGACTCTTTAGCTTTAGCATAAAACTCAGGATTAGTGCGTAGTAAGTACTCTGTGTTTTTTCTGTAAATAGGGTTGTCTGCTAAAGCAGCAACAGGAGGAACAATTAAATCAGGAACTTCACTTTGAAGATCGACAGTTGCCTTTAGAACGTCATCAAGATCGGGCTGAATCTTAGTTGCATTATCTATTAACTGTTTTACTTCAGAGGACGCAGCGTATTCAGTAGCCGTATTAATACTTTGGTTTACTCGCTTTCGTTCAGAGACAGCTTTCTTTCCTGCCTCAATTGCAAACGCACCTATTGCTCTGCCTGGTATTGTAGCTCCTCCGCCAATAATACCTCCAAGACCGGCTGTTAATTCTTGAGTAAGCTGACCGCCGCCTAATTCTGCTGCAATCGTGGCTCCAGTTTCTGCACCTGCTTGACCCAAAACATTAGCTGCATAAGAGTGTAAAACCTCAGTAATAGCCCCTGATACTTTTTTAGCACCTAAGAAAGCTAATGGTCCTTCAGCAGCTACGCCTTCAACTCCTGCTCCTAAATACCTTTCCCATTCAGAGGCGGCCTTAATTCCTTCGTAACCAAAGAATTCTTCCTTTGCGTTTTCTATAGCAATTTGTTTGTCTCTATCAAACCGACTTTTGTCAAAACCACCGTCTTCTAACCAATACTCAGGGCTAAACTGATCTACGCCTATAAGATTGTCTAATACTTGCTGAGGTAAAGCAGAAAAAACAAGATCAGCCGCTCCTGACTTTGCTTTGTCAACATAGTAATTAGACGAACTTTCAACGGCTTCTGGAGTAGGTTGGCTTTCGGCCTCTACTGGTTGCAGGTTATTTTGCTTTATATAACCGGCTATTTTCTTAGCAGAATCATAATCACCAGCGTTGTGTGCATTGGTCATTGCAGTTACTGCTTCTTCATAACCGTATTTCAAAGTAGTTGTCATGCTACTATTCCTTATTGATTAAGGTACATCTGTATAGCGGCTTCTTCAGTCATTGCTTCAATAACAGGCGCATCTTTATTTCTTTCAGACCAGTTACTAGCCACATCTGAATTAACGTAATCTGCAAAAGAATCAGAAACGGACTTAACAGCCATAGCTTGTTGGCGACGGGCTAGTCTTTTAGATGTATCTATAACAGCAAACAAAGTATCTTTTGTTTTTTGAGTTACGTCACCAGTTAAAGACTGTACAGCCCAGTTAGAAAATCTTTCACTTATTCCTCTTCCTTCAAGCAATCTATCAATTTCAGAAGCTGCTCTTGAATCAGAGTTATACAATTCTGAAACGGTTCGTTCCATCAAACGAATCTGCTCTGAGTCTCCTTCGTTAACACCTTGCTTTAAACTTTCTGCTTTATTAACTTTTTCTGTTATGTTAACTGTAGATTCATAAAGAGGATGTTTTCTAAGTTCGTCATTTAAAAAAGAAGTCTGCTCTAAAGGTCCTTTGTAAGACATCCCTTTAGCACGTCCGCTTACTATAGACTCATTATAGTTCTTCATTGCTAGTTTAAACTCATCAGAACCAGGAACATAACCCTCTTCTCGTAGTCTAACAGCATGTTCTGAAATTTTAGGTTTGTCTTGCTTGTCTAAAGGAGCTAAAACCCCTGTTCCGCTTATGTAATTTTCAACAGAGCTAGACTTAAAATTTTTGTAAAGTTCAGCTTCTTCTTGAGGGTTGCTAGCAAAGTAAGACGCTCTAGTTATTGGTGTTGTTCGTGCCTTAGTGGCTCTACCACGCTCTTGTGCAGCCGCTATTTGCTCAGGTGTAGCACCTAAGCCAACAAGAGAACCAATAGCGTCTTGCGTGTCAGCACCTTCAGCTACTGCCTGTTCCATACCAAACAGACCACCAGTAATACCACGTTGAGTTTGCTCACGCTGCTCCTTCATACGCTGTGACGCACTTGTCATAGCAGGACCAGCTGCTGCTGCTCTACCTACTTGATACAGGTTTTGACCAAATGCAGGTTGCATAAGACCCTGTAGTAATCCTTGTGAAAACCTAGCCATCTTAACCTCCTATACCTAGTAATTCAAAGAAGGGGTTAACAATCTCAGTTACACCGCCACCCATACCGACTGATTGTGGTGTTAACAGTCCTGACAAGAGGCCTGTACCAAGTTGACCATAGAGGTTAGCTTGTCCAAGACCTGAACCAAGCAGTGCCTCAAGTCCACCCATTTCTGCTTCACCAAACAAACCAGCGCCGTACAGCTGACCACGTTGTGCCATCTGTGCAGCTGGTAGACCTGCTTGTAGGGCGTTCAATGCTTGCGCTTGAGGTGTATAACCAGCACCCATGAACTGACCGCCTAATTGCGCCTGTTGCATCTGCTCTTGCTGTGCCTGCTGCATAGCACTGAGCATAGCCTGGTTACGTGACTCTTCTTGAGCCTTAGCCAAAGCAAATTGCTCAGGTGCGCCTCCGAACTGCGCTGTACGCAAACCTAAGCGTCCTTGTGAAGCTAAACGCTCTTCAGTAGCAAGTCGCTGACGCTCCTCTTCAGGACGCTGTGCTTGCCTAATGCGTTCAAACACGGCTTGCTCACGTTCCTGCGTAGGTTGCATGGCTTGACCAAAGAACTGACCAGCGCCACCAAACATCTGTTGTTGGAACGCTTGTTCTTGAGGAGACAAACCTACAGTAAGACCGCCTTCAGGAGTAGTAGTTAATGCTCCTCCTGTTCCTGTCGTTACTGTAAAGGGACGGAAGCGTGACTGCTCCATTCCTGTCTCAGCAAGCTCACTAGATTCCCTACGTGCTTGTTCACCTATATCTCCAAGACGCTGATAAGCTTTACCTGTAAGTAAACCACCAGCGCCAAGACTACCTAAACCTAATAATTGCGGTAAGCTCAGCATGATTTAATTCTCCTCATAGTAATTTACCCATTAAAGCCATTACGTTAATCTCCTGTAGTGACAGCTGTGAGCCGTCAATCTCCGCTTCTAAACCTACAACAACACTAGTTCCATAGCCTGTTGCGTTTAAACTTCTTTGGTTGGTCAAAGCACCACCTGTAAATTCAACAACGGTGTACTCACTCTCACCGAAGAAACCAGTAACTTGGTCTCCTACTGTAAATTCTGCTGTTGAGTAAGTACCCTTAAAGTCATAAGCCCACTTCATAAATACTGTTGCGTTGTTAGCACCTACTAACGTTGGCTTAAGCTTCTTAAGAATTTTTATTCTAGAGGCGTCACCAAATGTCAAACTTGGGCTGTAGTACTTAAAGCGGTAGCCTAATCCATTATCTTGATAGCCAGTGTACTGACTGATACCGGAAGAAGTACCTATGTTAAAATCACCGTTGTCTAAACGTGTGTAACAAGCAAAGCCTGTAGAAGGCCACCGTGTAACACGATAGGAACCATTCTCTGTTGTTCCTCGTACGTCAAAACAGTAAGTGTTGTCCTGACCTACAAAAGTTAGTAAGTAGAAACCTTCTTCAGGGCTATAAGCAGATCTAAAGAATGAAGTCTCTGTCTGCAGTGCGTTAATTATGTCCTTAGTAATGTTTCCTGACAGACTGCTAACAGGCATAGACTTTTGTTGTATTGTGCGTCCAAAGCTCTTTAAACCCGTGTGTGACAAAAACAGCACGTCAGTACCTGTATACTGCACAGTGTCTCTGTCTACACAACCAACGCCAGCTACAGTGTCAGCCAGTGACATAGTTGCGGGTGCTTCTGCACCTTGGTAAACAACAATGCTACGCTTACCAAAAATAATTAAGAAGCCATTGTGCGCTGCTAACGCTACAATCTCGTCATAGCCGTCAGGCCATACCTTAGAAATATCAATAGATCCGCTAGTGCCGCCTGAGTAGTCATGACCTATTAACAAATCAGACCAGTAAACAACAGAAGGGTTAGTGCTTAAGCCAGTTACCCAAAGTCGTCCATAGGCGGCTAACACCTCGTTACCTTGTACAACACCAGCAGCACCAGAAACACTGCTTAGTGTTACTACAGAAGTACCGTCGTATACTAAGGGTGCATGAGAAGCTTGAAACAAGTAAGCCTTCTCATTAAAGTTAACAATCTTCCAGTTGTCAGCGGTGATTGTATAGCCACCAGGTGTAGCATCTGTAAGAGTAGTAGTGCCTGTAAATACCTTATTGTTACCGGCAGACAAAACAACGTTACTACCACTACTCTTTTCAAACTCATGTAATGCCCTGATTGTTCCAGAGCCTAGTGCTGTCTTGTCGGTTGTAATAACACTATGACCTTTACGTGCCGCAATACGACCACGCTTGTCAATCACAGCGTTGTCTGCTATTTCAGCAAACGACGGGTCTTGAGCCAGCGGTGAATCTTCAGTGTTAATACCTTTGAACGCTGGCGCTACAAGATTAATACTCTTTAGTTCTTGAGCCATATCAGATAGTCCTAAAGTACATCTCTTCTGGATGCTTGGCTGCGTCTATTGCAATAGCATCAGACAGATACCTATCAGCAATACCAAAGTACTCAGCAGTAGAAGTTCCTCCTGTCTCACCACGTTCACGAGCTAACAAAGCAACAGCAAGGTGTACTACAGGTTGCGAAGGTACTAGCAACGTGTCAGTATTAGCACTCAAGTCACCTTGTCGTTTAATAACGTCAAACCGCAAGCTGTATACACCGTCTGGTGTTGGTCCTACGAGTACTTGCGTGTCACTACTAGCGTCTAAACCGTTGTACGTGTAGTACATAGGTGCGCCTGTAGAAGCGTTGTTTATGTACAACTGCTCATTAAACCAGTCTTTACTTTGGTACTGCATAAAGACGTTACTAGTGTCATTAAGTACACACATAACCTTTACGTTGTCACCACAGTCAGTCAATGAGTACGTGTTGTCGTCAGCTGTAGTAGAAACAGTAATAGTGCTTCTCAAGGCAGACCAGTCGTTGGATTCCTCTACTAACTTCTTAGCGTCGTTAATAAAGTCACCAACCATCTTGTTATAAGTAGTACTAGTAACCGACGTGGTTTCTTCTTCACGTAGTCTACGTAGCACACTGTTCATAAGGTTTAAATATGTCATCCAATATATTCCTTAAACAAACTGCTTGTTATTGAACCTGGTATGTCCTGTAGAGACGCCGTATAGTCAACTTGAGGTGCTTGACCTATTTCTTCCAAAGTAGGTAACTCGTAATTAATGCCTGACATAAAAGGACTAAAGTCAGTCTTCTTAGGAGCAGTAGTCATCATTCCTGTACCACTTCCAACACCAGGTCCAACGCCGTCACCAGTACCAGTCCCTGTTCCAGCACCTGAACCACCTCCAGTTCCAGTACCGTCACCTACACCGGTTCCAGCACCAGTTCCGTCTCCAGTACCATCTCCAGTACCAGTAGTGTCCTTACCTTGTGTTTCTGCGTCCTTCCGTACTTCTTCAGAAGACTGTAGATCTTTCTCTAGCTGTTCATCAGCAGCATCTTTAGTTGCTTGTTCAGCGTCCTTAGCTCCAACCTCAGCACCAGTGTCTTTCTGAGCGTTCTCGTCCTTAGTAGCTTCTTCAGCAGCCTGTTGTTCCTTAGCGGCTTCTTCAGCTGCCTGTTGCTCTTTAGCTTGCTCTTCAGCAGCTTGTTCCTTTACGGCTTCTTCAGCCGCTTGTTCTTCCTTACGAGTTTGCTCAGCTTCTTCCTTACGTGCCTGTTCAGCTTCTTCCTTACGTGCCTGCTCAGCTTCTTCCTTTTCCTGAGTCTCTGCGGCTGCTTCCTTCTCTGATCTTTCTGCAGCAGCCTCTTCTTTTTCTTGAGTCTCAGCAGCTGCTTCCTTCTCAGCCTCTTCAGCGTCCTTAGCGTCGTCCTCAGCTTCTTTCTCTGCTGTTTCAGCTTCGGCTTCCTTTTGGGCTTCTTCGGCAGCTATCTCTTCTTTTTCTGCTGTTTCAGCATCGGCTTCCTTTTGAGTTTCCTCAGCTTCCTTATCAGCTTCCTCAGCAGCCTGTTGTTCTTTCTCGTCTTCCTCAGCGTCTTTCTCTTGAGCCTCTGCTTCCTTGTCTGCCTCTTCAGCAGCTACCTCTTCTTTCTCTTGTTTCTCTGCTTCTTTGTCTTCTTGTTCAGCTTGAGCTTCTTTATCTTCTTCCTCAGCAGCTTGTTGCTCTTTAGCGTCTTCCTCAGCATCTTTCTCAGCTTCTTCAGCTGCAGCTTCTTCTTTAGCGTCTTCCTCAGCATCTTTCTGAGCTTCTTCAGCCGCTTGTTCTTCCTTACGTGTTTCTTCAGCAGCTTCTTTACGAGCCTCTTCTGCTTCTTCTTTTTTAGCCTCTTCAGCAGCTTCCTTTTCTTCAGTCTCTGCAGCTGCTTCCTTTTCTGATCTTTCTGCAGCAGCTTCCTCTTTTTCCTCAGTTTCTGCCTGAGCTTCCTTGTCAGCTTCCTCAGCGTCTTTAACTTCGTCTTCAGCTTCCTTTTCTTCAGTCTCAGCTTCAGCTTCCTTTTGAGCTTCCTCAGCAGCTACCTCTTCTTTTTCTTGGGTTTCAGCCGCAGCTTCTTTCTGAGTTTCTTCAGCTTCCTTATCAGCTTCCTCAGCAGCTACTTCTTCTTTCTGTTCTTCCTCCGCTTCCTTATCAGCTTCCTCAGCGTCCTTATCAGCTTCTTCTGCTTCTTTTTCAGCTTCTTCAGCAGCCTGCTGTTCCTTGTCTTCTTCTTCAGCTTCTTTATCGGCTTCCTCAGCAGCTACCTCTTCTTTTTCTTGGGTTTCAGCCTCTTTGTCTTCTTGTTCTGCTTGGGCTTCCTTATCTTCTTCCTCAGCAACCTGTTGTTCCTTAGCTTGCTCTTCAGCAGCCTGCTCTTCTTTACGTGCTTCTTCAGCAGCTTCTTTACGAGCCTCTTCAGCTTCTTCTTTCCTGGCTTCTTCTGCCTCTTCTTTTTCTTCTGTTTCTGCTTCAGCTTCCTTCTTTGATCTTTCTGCAGCAGCCTCTTCTTTTTCCTCAGTTTCTGCCTGAGCTTCCTTATCTGCTTCCTCAGCATCTTTAACTTCGTCTTCAGCTTCTTTTTCTTCTGTTTCTGCTTCAGCTTCTTTTTGTGCTTCCTCAGCAGCTACTTCTTCTTTTTCTTGAGTTTCAGCAGCAGCGTCCTTAGCTGTTTCTTCCGCGTCCTTATCAGCCTCTTCAGCGGCTTGTTGTTCCTTCTCTTCATTCTCAGTGTCTTTTTCTGCAGTCTCTGCAGCTGCCTCTTCTTTACGTTGTTCTTCTGCAGCTACTTCCTTGCCTTCTTGTTCAGCTTTTATTTCCTTATCTTCATTTTCTGCATCTTTATCAGCTTGTTCAGCAGCAATGTCCTTCTCTTCTGTTTCTGCATCCTTAGCTTGCTCTTCAGCAGCTTGTTGCTCTTTGTCTTCTTCTTCTGCAACTTGCTCATCTTTAGCTTGTTGCTCAGCCTGTTGGTCTTTAGTTTCTTTTTCTGCTTCTTCTTTCTGCACTTCTTCAGCAGCTTCTTTTGTTATTTCTTCAGCTTCTTCCTTTCTTAGTTCTTCGGCTTGCTCTTTTTGCTCAGTTTCTGCTTGAGCGTCCTTCTCTGCGTTTTCTGCAGCTACTTCCTCTTTTTCCTCAGTTTCAGCTTGAGCATCTTTTTCTGCAGTCTCTGCATCTTTAGATTCAGTTTCGGCGTCAGCTTCTTTCTTAGCTTCTTCTGCAGCTACCTCTTCTTTTTCCTGGGTTTCAGCAGCAGCATCCTTCTGAGTTTCCTCAGCGTCCTTAGCAGATTCTTCTGCAGCTATGTCTTCTTTTTCTTGATTCTCTTCTTCTTTAGTAGCTTGCTCAGCTGCTTGTTGCTCCTTAGTTTGATTCTCAGCTTCTTTGTCAGCCTGTTCCGCAGCAGCGTCTTCCTTTGCTTTATTCTCAGCGTCTTTATCTTGTTGCTCAGCTTGCGTTTCTTTTGTTTCTTTTTCCGCGTCTTTTTCTTGTTGCTCAGCTACGTCCTTTTCCTGAGTTTCAGCATCAGCATCTTTCTGAGCTTGCTCCGCTGCTTGAGTCTCTTTCTCCTGAGTCTCTGCCTCAGCGTCTTTCTGAGCTTCTTCAGCAGCCTGTTGTTCTTTGTCTTCAGTCTCTGCGTCAGCTTCTTTCTTAGCTTCTTCAGCTGCTTGCTCTTCTTTCTCCTGAGTCTCAGCTTCGGCGTCCTTCTGAGCTTCTTCAGCCGCCTGCTGTTCCTTCTCTTCAGTTTCTGCCTGAGCGTCTTTCTCAGACTGTTCAGCAGCAGCGTCCTTATCTTCCTGCTCAGCCTGACGATCCTTTTCAGTTTCTTCAGCGTCCTTCTGAGCTTCTTCAGCGTCCTTATTTTCTTCTTCAGCTTGACGCTCTTTTTCAAGCTTCTCTGCTATTCGTTCTTCTTTTTCTTCGGTCTCAGCTTGAGCGTCTTTCTTAGCTTCTTCTGCAGCTACTTGTTCTTTTTCCTGAGTCTCTGCTTGAGCTTCCTTATCAGCACGTTCAGCAGCTTCTGCTTCCTTTTGTTCAGTCTCAGCAGTAGCTTCTTTGTCAGCACGTTCGGCAGCTTCTGCTTCCTTCTGTTCAGTTTCAGCAGTAGCTTCCTTTTGTGCTTCTTCAGCAGCCTGTTGTTCTTTCTGCTGTGTTTCCGCAGCAGCTTCCTTTTCTGATTCTTCAGCAGTATCTTTTTCAGAGCGTTCAGCAGCTTCCTTAGAAGCACGTTCGGCAGCTTCCTTAGAAGCACGTTCGGCAGCAGAGTCTGCCTCTTTTTGAGACTGCTCTGCCGCTTGAGTGTCTTTCTGTTGACGTTCTGCAGCGGCTGCTTCTTGTTCTTTCTGTGACTGCTCTGCAGCAGCCCTTGTTTGCTCCTTTTGTATTTCTTCTGCAGTATCATCAGCAGTAGGAACAGTACTTGCTAACGGGTCGTCTTCATCAGTAGGAGTAGTAGAATCACCACCGCCTCCACCTCCGCCAACATCTGGCTCAGGTTCTGGCTCAGGTTCGGAAGGTTCTTCATCAGGATCATAATCAGGATCTATCCTAACTTCTTCTAATTCGTTAGGGTCTCTTACACCAATAATGTTTCCAGACTCATCTACTTCATAAATCTGACCGTATTCTTCACTTCTGTCATAGTTAAAATCTATTACTACTTGACTGCCGTCAGTGTTTACGGTGTACCCAGATTGAGCCAGTGCTTCTATTAATTCTTCTTGGGTTGATACACCAAACAAACCCATTAAAACTTCTTGGTCTGATTCGGAAATATTAAAGAAGCCGCTATCACCGACACCGGTTCCAGCACTTGTCATATAGTCAACAAGAGAACCTATGTCTTGTTGTTCTATTGCACGATCAAGAGCAGCTTGAAAGTCAGTGTCTGAAGGTTGTCTGGGATCATAAGGAACCTGACCTTCAGTTAAACTTACTAGTTGATCTACAACAGTAGGATCGTCTACTATGTTGCCTTCACCATCAAACCATTGACCTTCTTCTTGATAGTAAGCAAGATTACCATCAGCGTCATAAAGCCCGTCTTGACCTAACTGGATTTCTCCCGTAGCAATAATAGACGCGCCTTCGTCAGCAAACCCGTCGTAGTAATCAACAGTACCGTCATCATTTACTACTGCAGAGCCACCAAAGCCATAAACATTACCTTCAGCGTCTACATAACCTTCAGAAGTAAATCGTAATCCTTCTATGTCTTGCCCTAGAATTCTATTACCATTTTCATCGGTGTAATAGTAATATGAACCAGGATCTACATAACCTGCACCTGCTCTGTACTCTAGTTCGTCTTCATCAACAACATCTGCAACACCTTCTACAGCGTCTGCAATGCCTCGTGCAATTTCATCAAACTGGTCTAAGTAGTCAGGAATGTCTACTTGGAACAAATCTCGTTGTCCAGACAAGAAGTCTTCAATAGCACTTATGTCAGGAAGATAACCACCAAAAAACTCTCGTAGTTCGTCGGCAGTAGAACTTGCCATTTCTTCTAGGTTTTCTAAGTAACCTCTAAACTGCTCCGAAAGACCAGCGCGAACCATAGCTTCAGCAAGTTGCTCAGGATCTAAGTCACCGCTTGTTGCTAACTGAGTAACTGAGTTAATAACGCCTGCTTGAATAACAGCGTCTGCTAATTCATTACCTGTCTCTAGTGCCTTAAGAATGTCTTGCGCTGTGTCTGTATCTAGCAACCCACCAGAAATAGCAGACTGTACAATGCTTTCTAAAGTTATATCTATGTCTTCACCGGTTAAAACCGAAGAACCTACTGTAGAAACTACTGAGTTAACTGCAGCGGATAAAGCAGCAGCTGAAGAACCACTTAGGTTTAAAAGAGCAGCAACGTCTTTACCAACACCAGCACCGCCTAAAAAAGAACCGGCAGCAATCTGCATTCCTATCTTTACGTAGTCAGTAAGACCTGCATGACTTACGTCTACAGTCTTTACATAAGCAGATCCATTCCACCGAAACTTGTCACCTGACTCACTATAGACTGTGTCGTTTATACCGTACTTTGCTAACAGTGCTTGGTTTTCTTCAGAGTTAATCCAACGGTTATATGCTGACGCTTGATTTTGTGTACGAAAGCCATATAGCTCCGCATACGTCATATTCGCGTCGTCACCGTACTGAGTTAGATCCTCACCTTCAAGAATCATTAACTCGTCTTCAGTTAAACTACCAGTGTATTCGTCCCAGTCACCTACATCGTAATCACCAGCCTGAATTAACTCTTCACGTTCAGTCATGTAAGCAAGGTAGTTGTCAAACGTACCAAACACTTCAGGCAGACGGTTTACAGTGTCACCCTCAAAGTACTCACGTAGCTCTGCTTCAGTTAACTGCTCAGCTTCTCTGCTTCCATACAAAGAAGTTGGACTAGCATCGCCACGCTCTGCACCCCTAAAAAATGTAAAGGTCATTTCAGAAGGAGCTTCTGGCTCATCACCTTTAACGTCACGTGCCGGTTTAATACCGCCAGTATCTGGAGCTGTAGTAGGCGTAGAAGGACCACCTACAGGTCCGCCAGCAGGATCAAACGGGTCTGATTCTCCTGGTGCTTTTTTAGTAGAAGAAGACGTAAACATTCCATTGCCGGTTGACGACGGAACCTTAGTAATAGTTTTGTTAGATATGTCTCTTTCAGGACTTACAGGCATGTACCCGACAGGAGTAAACTCAACAAGTTTACCGTTTATCTCTAGAATGTCACCGTATCTTGGAGCTGCCATTTACTTCTTCCAGTTAGCCAAGCCACGTAGGCCAAACGATGCTGCTACAGCCGCACCCAAGAAACCTTTGTACCACTCAGGCATAGCGTTGAGTGCTTCAAAGCCCGACATTACTACAGGGACCATGCTAGGAAAGAACGCAAGAATACATGGGATTGAAAACAAAATAGTAAACCACTCGTCTTTCCATGAGTTAGCCGCATTGTTCGCATGGATGTTTTCCCAGTTAGCATCCTGCTGTATAGCTACCATTTTGGCTTCATGGACAGCTTTTTTCTCTTCGGACTTACGTTCAAAGTGTCCTGTAACCAATGACGCTAGTGGCCCAATAAGCTGCTGTATCATTCTGTATCTTGCTCCCATAGAGCTTCGATAGTTCCAATACGTATTGTTAACTCGTGAACTTCTTCTTCTATCTGACGTAAGCCAATAACATCAATCTGAATGCTTTCAATCATCATGTCTTGTCTAGCATCATCAGGTAAAGACCCAAGTTCTCCACGAGGCCATAGGATACGAAACTCAGTGTTACGCTCTATTTCCAACTGTGACTTGTCAAAAGAATGCTCAATAGTGTTAAGACGCTCTTGGATACCAAAGTAAGCCATAGTAGCAATCGACGTAGCCGCAACCATAGCAATTAGGTTACGAATAGGGATTGTTACATTTGTTGACTCATTAATATCCATAGCTACCTAGCAAACTCCAATATACCAATAGCAACAACTATGATTACAGAGATAGACGCAAACCCACCTTGCATCATCTTTTCCAGCCTATCAAAGCGTCTGTTATGCTCATCAAGCTGTAGCTGGATCATTTGATACCGTAAGGCACACTCAGCTTCATGTTTGTCTAAACGTGCTAATGCGTCATCTACAGAATTCATACC